CAGTCATTCACCGTACAACAAGGCGGTAACTTTACCCCTTATGCCGACCTTACAGAAGACCAGGTTGTTGGCTGGGTACAAGCAGGCATGGGTATTGATGCGGTCACTGCACTGCAAGAGAGCCTTGATAAGCAGATCGCTGACCAGATTGACCCACCAATCGTAACTCCACCGTTACCTTGGGCACCAGCACCGACTCCTCCAGAGCCAGTAGTTTAAAGTTTAGGGCAAACCAGCAGCCCTTTTTGCTGGCATATTTAGGAGAATGACATGGGCGAGAAAAAAACAACTCCCATTACTATCGACGGTGTTGAGTATATTTTTGAAGATCTAACTCAGGAGCAGCAGGTTTTGTTTAACCACTGCCTTGATCTTGATCGCAAGATTAGCTCTACAGCGTTTAATTTAGATCAATTGCAGGTTGGAAAACAGGCGTTTATTGAGCGCTTGAAAGCAAGCCTAGAGAAAAAGTCAGAGGAATAAGAATGGATTGGCAGAGCATCATCAATATAGCGGGTGGAGCCGTAGTTGCCACTATCGGCTGGTTTGCTCGTGAGCTTTGGGCTGCTGTCCAGAACTTGAAAAACGACATCCAAAAGATTGAGGTTGATTTGCCAACCAACTATGTTCGTAAGGTAGATCTTGAGGCTAAATTTGACAAGTTAGAGGCGACTCTGCAGCGCATATTAGATAAACTAGATTTAAAAGCGGACAAATAATGCCAATTCCTGCCATCATTGCTCCCCTACTAGCCCAAGGGTTAAGTCTTTTGGGAAATGCTGTCTTAGCCAAAGGTAAGGACTGGGTAGAGCAGCAAACCGGAGTCAGTCTTGACAAGCCACTGTCGCCTGAAGATACTTTGAAGCTCCGTCAGTATGAGATGGATCATGAAGAAGAGTTGCTTCGTCTTCGTCTTGAAGACAATAAGTTAGGACTTGAGGGCTTTAAGTTAGAGGTGGCAGATCGTGACTCTGCAAGGGTTCGAGATGCTGAATTTATCAAAAAAGGAGCCACTAATCATAGAGCCAATGTGATGTTTTTCTTGGCGGTTGTGATGGTAGGTATACTTGTTTGGATTGTGTGGAAAGATCAGTCAATCAATGAATATGTCAAGGGCATCTTCACCCTTGTCCTTGGCAGATTCTTGGGTTATCTTGATAACATCTACAACTTTGAATTTGGAACCACTAGAGGATCACGTGAGAAAGATGACACCATCAACAAGATGGTCGGAGGCGAGCGCAAATGAGCTTAAGCCAAGAACAAGCAGCTTTCTTACTAGACGTTTGCAAACTCATCAACTTTGCCACTGAGCAAGGATGGATGATCACCGGTGGCGAGCTGTATCGAACACCTGAGCAACAAGAGATTTATTTAAAGACAGGTCGCAGCAAGACAATGGCCTCAAACCATTTGAAACGTTGCGCTGTAGACTTGAACTTCTTTAAGGACGGCAAACTGGTTTGGGATAAGAATCAGATTGCGCCGATCGGAGCTTATTGGGAAAGCCTCAATGAAAAGAATCGTTGGGGTGGCAATTTTAAGAGCTTGATCGACGTCCCTCACTTTGAGAGGAATGTGTAATGCCACAAGCAATGACTTTTACGTCTCTGCAAAACGACGTCCGCAGCTACCTAGAGCGTGGTGGTTCAGCCTCCACTGACCCTATTGTATTTGCCCAGATCCCCAATCTGATTACGTTGGCAGAGCGCCGTATCAGTCGTGACTTGAAGATCCAAGGCTTTCAAGCTGTCGTGGTGACGAATATGCAAGCTGGTGTGGCAGTGATGCCAAAGCCAGACCGCTGGCGTGAAACGATCAGCATGAACATAGGAACTGGCACAGGAAATAATACTCGCGTCCAAGTCTTCACTAGAGACTACGAGTATGTTAGAAGCTATTGGCCTGATGAGACTCAATTGGCTCAGCCTGTCTTTTATGCAGACTACAACTACAGCAATTGGATCTTTGCCCCTACGCCAGACGTAGCTTATCCTATTGAGATCTTGTACTACGAGCTTCCTGCTCTGCTTGATGAGAACAATCAGACTAACTGGTTGACTGAATTTGCACCAAACCTGTTGCTGTATGCAACTCTTTTAGAAGCGACTCCATTCTTGAAGAATGATGAGCGCATTCCTGTATGGACTAACATGTACGCCATGGCTGCCCAAGCACTGAATGGGGAAGACCTCAAGAAGATCTTGGACCGTGGTGCTGTGAGAAACGAGGCCTAATATGACTGTCTTTACTAATATCTTTGGAGGTAGCAATATCTCCCCATCAGAGATCAGCTACGCGGCTGTCTCTCTTACAGCAGATACCACTTTTGATTGGTCGCTTGAAACAGCTCCTTCTTCAAACTTAATTGCTGGCATCATGGATGTGACTGCTTCTGCAGGCCCATTCTCATTGACCCTGCCAAGTGCTCTTGAAGCATCAAACGGCCAAGCAATCCTGTTTAACAACGTTGGATCTAACACCTTCATCATCAAGAACAATGCCGGTGTTCAAGTCGCAGCTCCTACAGCAGGATCTGTCTGGCAGCTATACCTGACTGATAATACGACAGCTGGTGGTCAATGGGAAGCATTTTTGTATGGGGCCCAAGTATCTACAGCCAACGCAGCATCTTTAGCAGGAACCGGTCTAGTAGCTATTGGCTCGTTGCTGTCTCTTGCAATGCCGATCACTTCTTTTAGTACCATCTACACAGCAGGTGTGGCTGATAGGGCGAAGACATTTTTGTGGACAGGAGGAGCAGGTACAATCAACTTGACATCTGCAGGTACTCTAGGTGATAACTGGTTCATACAGCTTCGAAATGAGGGTACCGGGGCAATTACTGTTGATCCTGCGGGTACACAAACGATTAACGGATCATCTACCCTTGTGTTTCAGCCTGGTGATTCTGCAATCATCATGACAGATGGTGTTAATTTTTATACCATTGGTTATGGACAATCGCCTGTATTTGCGTTTGACTATACGTCTATCAACGTTGCTGGATCTGGCTCCTATGTCCTTTCTGGCAACGAACTGAACCGCATTGCTTATAGCTTTACTGGTGTTCTGACTGGTAACCGCAGCATCATCGTTCCCGGTACAGTACAACAATACTGGGTTGCAAATAATACGACAGGGCCGTATACCCTGACCGTAAAGACGGCAGCCGGCGTTGGTGTGACCATCAACCAGGGTGCCAGAACAATCTGTTACTCTGATGGTAACGACGTCCTGACTGCTGATACTGGCGGCGTGTCTGTTCCTATTGCAATCTCTGAGGGTGGTACTGGAGCAACTACGGCTGGTAACGCCTTGATCAATTTAGGTGGAACAGCGACAGGTATTGCAATCTTTACGGCAGCTTCTCAAGCAGCTGCCCAAGTAGCTATCGGTCTAGATCCAATTCAAGGCGGAACTTACTAATGCCAACAACACCAGTCGTTGTTCGCTCACAACCTGGTATCAAACGTGATGGTACTAGGTTTGAGGGCGACTTTTATGTAGACGGGCAATGGGTCCGTTTCCAGCGTGGACTACCACGAAAGATTGGTGGGTACACAGCCATCAGCCGCTTCCTATCTGAGATTAGTCGCGGAGTCAAGACTTATACAGAAAACGGCTACACGTATTTCCACTCAGGATCTGCTGGCTTCATTGAAAGATTCTTGATTGATCCATTTGGATCAACTAGCCTTGTCATCAACAGAACGCCGTCTACTCTAAGCGTCAGCGACAATAATATCTGGCAGTTTGATGTAGTCTACGACAGTACAAATGTACCGCCTGTAAACACATTAGTCGCCCAGGTTGCTCCTAATGCAAACTGCTTATGTAATACTACCGGAGGCCAATTATTCATTGGTGACCTTACCGGAACGGCTGCACTTACAGAGATCACCGGCTTTCCTACAGGGGCCAATGTCTCTGGAGGAGTATGCGTCTTGCATCCCTACCTGACTTACTTTGGATCAGATGGTGTGATCGGTTGGTCTGTAGCAGGTAACCCCACTGACTTGACAGGCGTAGGATCAGGAACGGCTCGCGTAGCTGCCCAGAAGATTGTTCGTGGACTTCCACTTAGAGGTGGCCCAGGAAATGCCCCGGCGGGCCTCTATTGGTCCGCAGACGCGGTTATTCGTGCTTCGTTTGTTGGTGGCCAGCAGATCTTCCAGTTTGACACAATTAGCAGCCAGTCTAGCATCTTGTCAGCTGCTTCTGTCATCGAGTATGACGGTCAATACTTCTGGTGTGGTACAGACAGATTTTTGATGTTCAATGGTGTTGTTCGTGAGATTCCTAATAACCTCAACCTAAACTACTTCTTTGATGGATTAAATAGGTCTGCAGCCCAAAGAGTATTTGCATTTAAGGTACCTCGTTACGGTGAGATCTGGTGGTGTTACCCACGTGGTGATGCTACAGAGTGCACTCACGCCGTGATCTTTAACATCAAAGAAGGCACCTGGTATGATACAGAACTGCCTAATGGTGGTCGTTCTGCTGGCGAATTCTCTCCTGTATATGCCGCTCCTATCTTAACTGGCGTCGTTCAATCTGACTTCTTGCCGCAAAACAGGATCACTGAGACGGGTGACTTGCGGATCACTGAAGACGGAAATCAGCGTATCATAGAAGCTGAAGAAGGCTTCCTTGTCTGGCAGCATGAAAAAGGTGTCAACGAGATCAATGGCCAATTCATCACAGC